TGAGCTACCTTGTAGGCTGCATAAGTAGAATGAGAGTTATTAGGTATTGATAAAGCCATTAGCTTCTCCTTAAGTATTCAAGAGAAGTTTTGGATACTCACTCTTAAGTATTTGTCTAAGTTTACGGCCATTGGCCGGGTGGTGCATAAAATCCGGGGCATGTAAATCAAGCCCGTGATTTGTTAGAATTTCTATTGCAACAATATCTGGTATTGTAGCTACTTTTCGGTAATTCTTAGATTTACCATTTGAATCTTGGTATTCCCTGTCTAGGGCAGTTTGTTTTAGTACACCAGTAATATCTTGGGATACTTGTGTTTTAAAAGAACTTCCATCAAATATAATCTTATCTGTAAGACTCATCTTCATCTCCAAATTAAAAAAGCCCTGAAGGTAAAACTTAATTTACCCACAGGGCTATAATTAAGTAGTTTTACTTAATTAGACCAACAATAACGCCAGAACCTTTAGGGTTACGACATTCTAAAGCGCACTCTTCAACCATAAGGCCGACAGTAGAGTCACCTTGCTGACCTACGTCTACTTCTTGCATAGAACGTAAGCTAGATACATTCCACCACATTGGATCATAGATCAAAGCAGTAGAATCGGCAGGTGCAAACTGCTGTGCAGCGCTGTCTCCAGATACTCGCTTAGGGTCTAAGCCCATCAAGTAGTTAGGTACAACCATGATGTCACCGAAGTCAGACATGTATAGCTCTACTGATTGACGTAATGATCCGTCATCAACAGAACGACGAGCGTTACCAACAGACCCAGCGCCAGTAGAAGCAGTTGCTCCAGCAGCTTGTGCCTTAGCAGAGAACTCACGACGAAGAGAAGGAGATACCATTAGCTTAGTGGCTTTACCACCAGCTTCATAGATCTTCTGCATAGTTTCGTCAACTTGAGATAACTCAAGCTTACCGAAAACAACAGCGTTAGTACCACTAGCAGCTGCAGGAAGTACAGTAGCTGCGCCAACAGCAGAGATAGTACCATCAGCATCACCAGATCCAGCGACAGTTGCAGCACTAGTAATGTTACCTGCGCCTACAAATGACAAGTAGCCAGCTGTACGACGGATAGCACCACCAGAGTTAGCACCTGCATCAGTACCAGCAGCAGTAGAACCACCGATGTAACTAGTTGCATGGATGTCAAAGTCACGACGCATTTCTGTGCCACGCTTCTTCAACTGATAAGAATACTCATCAGCAACACCAGCTTGGTCTACAGCACGCTTGGTGCCAGAAACTTTAAGTTGCTTGGAGTTGATTTGAGTGTAGTTACCCAAACGAGCACGTGCATCTGGATTCTGAAAAGTAGAACCGATGTCAGTTCCTTCAGCAACAGTAGACTGTCGAACAGTATCTAGCTCGTCAGTGTTCCATTCGTGAAAGATTGCAGTTGCTTTGTTAGTACCGATTGAAGAAGTGAACGGAGTCTCATCACGAGTAATCATCGAGATAAAGTTCGCCAAGTCTTCCTTTTCGGTAGTAGCGGCAGCGTTCTTGCCCTTAGGGCCTGTAGAAGTATAATTAGCCATTTTGCTATTTTCCTATTAGATATTAAAATTTAACTTAACGACCGCTGAGTAAAGAATTATGCGCAGTTTATATATCTTGGTAAGAAGCCTTAGCTTCCATCTCCATATATATGATTCACATCCATCTACGTTGCAGAGTTGAGAACAGCCTCTGGTCAAATTACTGTTCTCTCTTCTGTAATTACTTTTGTGGTAGGGGGTTTTAACCGCCATCTCGTAATTAAGTTTATAGTGTTAAAGAGTAACTCTCTCTATGCTTCCTTTTTAGGGCGACCTACACCCCGAGGCACTTCAGCTTTTACACCTTGTACCTCTTCTTTTAGTTGCAATAATAACAGATTTACATAGTAAAGCTGCGGTGCAATAGTTCGAGCACGTCCTTCGTTATAGGTAATTTCCCTCAATAGGGGTGCTCTTTGGCGCTCTAGAATTTCTATAGCTTTATTTAGCTGTTCAATCATTATCGCTCTCCCAGTGATCTAGCCGCTAGGGAACGTAAAAAGTCCTTTTCCTCATTAGCATCACCATTTCCTGATAACACTTTGTTGCGATTAGATAACTTCTTTGTTTGGTTTTTCTGAAGCGCACTTTGCCCTTTCTTTGGTGGAGCTTTTTTGGTCGAAACCTTGGCTCTTTTCTTAGCACCAGTGGACACATTAGTTTTCATACGTCTATAACCATCTACAAATTTAATGATTGCGGGGTCTGTAACCACATTTAATAGTGACTCAGGTAACCCTTCTTCTAGAGCAAACGCTCTTACGGCAACAGCCACATCTTCAGACCAGTCTTCGATATGCTCATGGATAGTAGCATTAAAATGCTCTACACCTTTTGCTAACATTTCTTGGTCCATACCAGCTTGCTTTGCTTGAGCGTTAGACGTAATAGTCTCACGTTGCTTGCGTGCATTCCAGTATTGTTCTTGGGCTTCACCTAATTTGTCTTTAAGTTCGGAAGCAGCATATGTATCACCATCATCACGAGCAGTTTCCCGCTCTTTCTCAATAGATACATACTGCCCTTCCCAGTACTTCTCATTAGCCATTAGCTGCTCAGATGCTGCTGTGGCTAACGCAGATATTTCTTGGTTGTAAGTCGCCTTCTCGGATTCAAACTTTTTACGATCTTCTCCGAATTCTCGGCCCTTGGCACCTAGAGATTGTTCAGTACTGTAACCTTTAATAACATCACTAACGGATACTATATGTTCTTCTCCGTTAATTTTTACATTTACTAGCAGATTATCTAGATCATATTCAGTAGGATCTAGAATATCCCCTACGGGGTCATCTACAGGATCGTCTGCATCATCCTCATCAGAGGCTTCTTCATCATCTTCTTCGTAGTCTTCATCGACAATATCATCGTTTTCGACTTCTGCATCATCTAATTCCTCGGAATCATCGGTGCTAGCATCTTCTGTGTCCTCATCTAATTCAGGTACACCATCTGCTGCTTGGTTCATAAATTCACTGGACTGCATTACTTTCTCAAAAGCTGCATCTTCCAGACTAGCGCCATCCGAAGGGGTAGGGTCTAAAATAATAGCCATTAAACTTCTCCATCAGAGTCATCGGACTCTTTGTGTTTCATATCATCCATCACAGGTACGTTTTTACCATACATTTCTTGCCTAACCAGCTGTTCCTTCACGGAACCCAAAGCCATAGCACAAGAGTATAAAAACTCACGAGTTTTAGTTTCATGTGGTTCTGTTTTTAGCCATTGATTAAAATAATCGACTAAAATCTCACCATAGGAGGACATAAAGAATTCATCTAACACTCTAGATGTAAACTCTGCCTCCACATGGGCATTACGTGCCAACACATCAGGGTGAATCTTATGACTACCATGATTTGCTGTATTAGCTAAACGTCTTTTAGCTACTTCTTCATATTCCTTACGCATTTTAAAATACCTTTATTGCGGAGGTCCACTTTGCATCATCTTCTGTATGACTTGCAAAGCTTGTTCAGGCTCAATGCCCATTTTGCGAACAGCGTCATCTAAAACGCCACCGCCTTCTTGAGGAATCCCCATGCCACTTATTAGTTGCATAGCCTGCTGAATAGTTTGATTCATGTCAGGCATTTTAGGTGGTTCAACCTCATTCTTTAGAGCTTCTTGACGAAGCTTTTCCCACTCTTGTTGGTGCCTATCCATTGCTACAGCTAATTGTTTAGTATTATCCTGTATAGCATTACTTGCCTGTACATTAGTATAATTAACATTAGCTTTGGCTAGGTCCATCTGAGTCTTTTCGGCATCTGTAGCCATTTTCTTGGCTTCTTCTGCTTCCTTCTGTTTCTTTTCAGCATCACCCTTAGCTTTCTCTTTAAACTCTTCAGAATTATAGTCTTGTATATAATCTAAAGGATTTTCGTCTAGAGAAGATAATAGGTTATTAGCCAATACTGCTGTAACATCAGGGCGTAGAATCATTTCCTGGCCACCCTCTCGGATAAGCGGTAATAATTCAGTAGCAATCATTGTAAGCTTACTGCGCTTATTAGCATTGCTGTTTTCGCCCAAGTCTACATCTACAGTCATATCCATGTGTGCGGGTAACTTATCGATGTCTACGTTTGCATATACACCAGTATAATTAGGTGTCATAGTTTTCTTCATGTTTTTACGCATGGTAGAGTAAACACCAGCCGCTAAACGCTTAAAGCCTGTCTCAGCAAATATACGTGCAATATGCTGTATACGCTTTTGAGCAGCAGTTTGAGTCATAGCTAATTTAGTTTCAGAGTTACCTGATACATATAGCTCATCATTCAAACCCTGTGCAGCTTTAGACATACCAGTAGCTTGTTCTTTATGCACTTGTAGATGCTGCAATAAAGGTACAGTTCCAGTACTAATAGTCTCAGGTTGCAACATAGCTACAGCGCCTTGAGGAGCACCATTGGTTGCAATAATATCTTTTGGCTTCATGTTCTGCAATGCAGAGAAGTCAACAACATTGGGATCAGCTAAACGAGGACTATAGTTTGTTAAGTAAGTATTCTCAACAAATCCACGTAAAATAGCTGTAGATGCCAATGTAGAACTACGTGTCATATCAGCTACAGATAACCCATAAAATTCGTAAGGTACTTCAAAAGGACAGATAGACGCTAAGGCAATAGTGTCTACATCTTCTTCGAATAATACATGGTCTCCAGCTATGATAATGTGCTTTAATTCAGCAATACCATCACCATCTCTGTCTACTTTAATCCAACACTCAGTCAAGGTGACTACTTGGCTGGCTTCTAAAGTAGCATAGTCATCACTAGAACTGTGGCTATGGTAGGACTGACCTGTAACTTCTTTACGTGCAGCAATCTCTGCTGAATACTCAGTAGACCAATGCTCATCACCTAAATCATCCCAGTCAGAGATTTCTTTAGCCATATCAGGATATTCAGACCTAATTTCACTACGGGTTAATTCTAATTCAATACCAACAAAAGTTGCATCATCTAGACTGGTTGCATCTCGACTAATACGAAAACCTTCTTGAGGAATGTTCTCAATCTTAACTCGGCTTTTGTCTATCTTTTTCTTTAGACGAACATCAGTATAATAAATACCGTCAGACCTAGGTGAGATAAGCAAGTCCCCTGCAATCTCAACGTCTGGTTCACCCAGTTTCTCATCCAAAGACTCTTGGCTAATTTCTTCAAACTCTTCATAATCGTACTTAAAATCTTCTACATAATCCCAACGGATAATTGAATTCTTCCAAAGCAAAGAAGCTTTGATCCACGTGTTTAACAGTGTCCATCCATCATTCTTTTTAAACACACAATAGTTTACAACATCAGAGGCATCTTGTGCAGCCTTTAATGCAGCAGGTGTTTGATCATAAGGAGTGAACTTTGCAATCTTTTCATTGTTTAACATTAATTCTGAGATTACAGCAAGATAGGCCTCAACTGTCTCAGTAGTATCTGATGACACAATCCCTGATACACCCTCGGGTGATAGGTGACCTAGAGGTAAACCTGCATACTCGTATGTTGCCATACGTCTTTCACGTGTCAAATCAGATGAGTTGAGCCAAGATCCTGTAGAACCTTTAACTCCAGTCTCTACTAGTAACAATAGAGCTTCGTCATCTACTTTTTCAAACTTCTTCTTCGCCATATTCTATCTCCGAGATTAGGCCATACAAACTATCAGTAGTCATGTAAGTAGTTTATTTAGTGTTTCGGTAAGTCTCAATTTTATACTTACCATCTTTTTCATTTTTAGCACTACGTGCAATTTTAGCTTTATGAACTTTACCATGAGCTTCTTTATTTCGCCCAGATGGTTCACCTTCAATATTCTTGGTAGGTATCCAACACGTCATGATTGCCTCTCTACATTTTCAACAACTTCTAATTGTTCTAATGCTGCTGTTAATTCTTCGTCTGTTAAATCTTTAAGTTCAACAGTAGTCTGAACCACATCTCTTCGAGTTAGTTTAGGTGCTTCATACTCGGCAACCATAGCTGCTAGTCTTCCAGCTTCTACATCATCACCTGATTGTATAGCTTTTACCATAAGAAGTTTTAATACATCTAAACCTTTAGGTGCTTGCCCAGATACTTCATAACCAATAGAATCTAGAGCCTTAACAAAAAGACCTAGCTCTTTGATCTCTGCTCTACGTTTAGCTTTAGTAGCCTGACTCTTTTCTCTGGCTTCTACAGAAGACGCTCTATCTCTAAACAAAACTAAGTTCTCACCTCCGGGATGAGCCATAGCTCTTTTTTGACCATCGGTGAGATTCTCAGCGTGCTCTTCAGGGGTAACAGGTACATACTTAGGATACGTACTAGTCCCCGGAATCTTGAGGTCTTCTTTATTCGGTTTCTTAGGTTTATCGCTCATCTTCATCTCTCAGGCTCTATAGCCAATTTGAATCATTCTGGTAGTGTATATTCTTCTGCTTCCAAGATACTCTGTTTCCAGCTAACTTGTCTGCATGAGTACGTAACACCTCTAAGCCTATCGCCACTGCAATAACTGTATCATCGTTACAACCCGGTAATGCACCCGTAGATCCATTATCGTTAGACACATAAGACTT